TTATGCCGATTTTTGATTGATTCTGGCAAAGCCGCATTTGCTTACCCGGTAGCTATGCAAATGGTAAGAAAGAAACGTTCATGGCGCACTCTTATGATTTTAGGTGCTGTTCAACAACACTTACAAGAGCCAAAAAAAGCGGTGCATACTTTAAAAGATGCTCTTGCTATTTTTCCAAAAGACTCACCTAAAGAAAATTATGCGATGATTTACAGGCTTTTAGGAAATGCTTGTGTAATTAATTATAATTTTGATGAAGCAGAGCGATATTCTAAGTTATCGTTAGATATTGAGTCGCATCATCAAGCACATACGACCTATGCCTACGCAAAATTGCATAAGAGGGACTATAAACAAGGTTTTTATCATTATCAGTTTGGCTTGGGTCATCAACCCTTTAGAGCAAAGCATGATTATGGTTTACCAGAGTGGGAAGGGCAGAAAGATGCAAAACTTTTGGTTTATGGAGAACAAGGATTAGGTGATCAGATAGCTTTTATGAGTTGTTGCCCGGTAGAACCAGAGCAATTGATTTGTGAACCAAAGTTAGAAGATTTATTTAAACAATCCTTTTCAAATACAAAGGTTTATCCAACCCAATATGTAAAAGAATTTACTCATCCGGTAACATCAACTTATCAAACGTCAATGGCTACTATGATGCAATGGGCTGAAGTTAAACGTCGGAAGAGATATTTACAAGTAAATCCTGATAAGACTATAATGTGGAAAGGTTTACTAGATTCCATAAGTGATAAACCTAAAATTGGTATCGCATGGACTGGAGGAAGATTAGGAAGCGATGGGTGGCGAACTAGAGCGTTAAGTCTAAGAGAATTGTCTCCTTTATTTAACTTAGACTGCTCATTTGTTTCTCTCCAATATCGTGATGACATATCCGACACTAATGAGTTCCACAAACAAACTGGTACAAAAATTCATCGCTTTCCTTTTGGCGCACAAAGTAAAAATTTAGAAGATGTAGCCGCTTTAGTGCAAAACTTAGATGCTGTTGTATGCGTTCCAACGACCGTATATCATCTAGCTGGAGCTTTGAACACAAAAGCGTTTGTGATCGTCCATTCTACTCCACATTGGCACGAAGGTCTGAAAGGTGATAGTCCATACTGGGAAAGCGTAGAGTTTATTAGAAGGAAAGAAATGGGCGTTAAAAAGGCAGTTCAAGTAACAGTTAGTAAATTAGAGGCATTTTTAAAGGAGAAATCATGCGAATCTACATCGGAGTCGACCCCAGACAGCCAGTTGCATACAACGTCTTACAATGGTCAATTACAAGAAGAGCAAGTAAACCTGTAAGCATAATCCCATTGGTGCTACCGCAGTTACCAATAAAAAGAGTTGGACTAACAGATTTTACATTTAGTCGTTATTTAGCTCCAGCACTAAGTGGATATCAAGGTGTCTCAGTATTTATGGACGCAGATATGTTAGTGCTTGACGATATTCACAAGTTAAATGATTTTGTTAAAGATAACTGTGCGGTTTCTGTTAGAAAAAGTATTCATAAATTTGAATGGGCATCTTTGATGGTGTTCAATAATAGTTTATGTAAAAAGCTAACAGCAGATTATATAAACGATGAGTCAAACACTCCGCAGAATTTTGACTGGGCTGAATCTATAGGTGATATACCACAAAAATTTAATTATTGTGTGGGCTATGATGAAATGACTGAGCCAGCTTCAATTGTTCATTACACCGCTGGTATTCCACATTTTCCAGAGACTAGGCATTGTGAGTATGCAAAAGAATGGTGGGATGAATATGAATCAATGATAGGTAACGTGTCGTGGTTAGAAATGATGGGTGACTCTGTTCACGCAGAAATGGTGCTAAATAATATTAATAAACGGATAGATAAATGGCAATCGCGAATTACTCAGAGCTAAAAAGCGCAATATCGGACTGGACAGCTAGGTCAGACTTTACAACTTCAAATTTAAATCAATTTATTGATCTGGCTGAAAGATATTTAAAACGTGTTCCTGTGCCTGTCGAGGCTCCAGAAATAGGAGGCATACGTGGTAATATTCAAAGACAGACTGGTACTTTGACGGCTGGTACTGCAACGTTAGCTTTACCAACAGACTTTCAAGAAATATATAGATTTACACTTACAGGTGATGCTTTTAGCACTTTAAGATTTTTAGCACCAAATCAGCTTAGTTTAAATCATCGCAGTGGTAGTGGAAAGCCAGCATTTTTTACGATTAGTGACCTAATAGAATTTGAGGTTGCACCTGATTCAAACTATGCATTTGAACTTTCTTATTACCCAATGGTAACAGGACTATCAGATTCTAATACAACAAACTGGATTATTGAGACTTATCCTGATGCTTATTTAACGGCAAGTTTATATCACGCTTACAGATTTTTACAAGATTTCCAATCAGCACAAACTTATCTTGAGCAATATAAACAAGTAGTGTGGTCAGCTTCAGAAACTTATTTAATGGCGCGAACCAGCCAAGGTAGTGTTGGTATCAAAACAGACAGTGCAAATCCCTAATGGCGATACAAACTATTAATTTTGGTAACTTTGAGCCGGACTTACCTGACATATTCACGCAAGGTACGTCTATGGCTCTAAACGTCATACCGCATCAAAACTGTTATTTACCTTTCAAAAGTATCAGTACAGACACAGATGCCCTGACAGCATTTTGTCGTGGAGCAGTGGCGTATTCGGATGGTGACAATAACACTGAAGTTTTTGCGGGTGACGCAACTAAACTTTACCGTTTAGCTGGTACTACTTTTTCAAGTGTCGGAGGATCAACTTATTCTTCCGGTGATGAATCTTACTGGGAGTTTGCAAAGTTTGGGCAACAAGTCATAGCAACTAACTTTGATAATAATATTCAAATACGCAGTTTTGGAGCAAGTGGAACGTTTTCAGATTTAGGTGGTTCTCCTCCAAAAGCAAAAACTCTTTGCATCAGTAGAGGGTTTTTAGTGTTAGGAAATGTTAATGACGGCACTCATAGACCCAACAGAATTCAGTGGTCAGGACTTGAAAATATAACTAGCTGGGGTTCTAACCCTGACACTCAATCAGACTTTCAAGATTTACAAGGTGATGGCGGTAAAGTGCAAATGGTTATGGGTGGCGATACTGTCATCATATTTCAAGAGCGTGCAATCTGGGAGATGGAATATATTGGTTCTCCTTTAGTTTGGAGACTGACTAATACAATAGTCAACATGGGAACTCCAGCCGCGAGGAGCGTGGTTCGCTATGGTGATAGTTGTTTCTTTTATTCCCAAGACGGATTTATGAGATACGACTTAGGAGGAAGAATAACTCGCATTGGGGACAAAAAAGTAGATTTGTTTTTTGCCGCACGAGAACAAACAACCAGACGCTTCCGAATGACCAGCGAAGTAGATGTACCTAATGCTAAAGTTGTTTGGTCTTATTGTACAGGCGAAGGTGATCCGACTGAATTAATAATTTATGATATAAAAACGGACAGCTGGAGTTTTGTTCAAATAGATCATCAGATTATTTATTTTGGAAGATCACAAGGTTTTACATTAGAGGGTTTAGATTCTATTAATAGTTCTCTTGATGCGCTACCAGCAAGTTTAGATGCAGATCTGTATAAAGGTGGTCAGCTTGCACTTTTTGTTTTTGATACTAATAATAAATCAGGAACATTCAACGGATCGGCTTTAACAGCAAGAATAGAAACTGGAGAGGTTGCAACTGAAGATATGGAGTTGCTTTTTTGTGACCGGGTAAGACCTTTGGTTACAGGTGCAACAGCTACCAATACTGTATTTTTAGCTACAAGAGATTCTTTAAATTCAGACTTTACCTATACATCCGGTCAAACTGTTAACAGCATTGGTGAACATAACTTCAGAAAGACTGCAAGATATATGAGATTTCGTGTAGACATTGCTGGGGGTTTTGATGAAGCAATAGGAGTTCGAGCTAACCTAGATTCTAAAGGTCGTAGATAATGGCATTTGACCCACAAAAGGAAGAACGACTAAGACTTTATGCTAATCAAAATATAGGCGATGCAACTTATGCATTTGCAAATGTTCCTCTAATGGATTCAATAAATGCAAATCAATTTGATGCTAAAAGTTTGCCCTACCAAGATATTTTAGATGGTGTAAGTCTTAAAGGAATTGGATTAAAAAACTTTTCTGTCCATGATGGCAATATTGTTGATAAAGTATTTTCAGCAAGAGCCAAAGCATTAAATAATGACAAGTCTGGTGGCGAACTAGCTGTCATTCGTAAAATGAAAGAGTGGGGTGATCAAAACAATCCCGCAGTTTCGACTTTTGTTCAAACAGGTATTTTAGTGCCGGGTGTTACTAAAGACGCATTATTAGAAGCGTATGATTTTGGGTTACGGTTTGATGCCGAGAAAATGCAAACGAAACCAAAAGGTTTTTTTAAAAGTTTGCTAAAAGGCAATATTGGTGCAATAGCTGGACTTGCGTTAGCACCTTTTACCGGAGGCGCAAGTATACCCGCGGGTGTCGGAGCGCAAAATTTAATTGAAGGCGAAAACAATCCATTTAATGTCTTTGGAGTAGAAGCCGCTATAGCATCTGATATAATTCAATCTGGAAAAAGAGGATTAAGCCAAGGCAAGGGGTCAACTGATTCATCTTTTTTAAGCAATGTTGGCAGTCCAACAAATATAACTGCACCAAAGGGATCGGCTTTATATAATGCACAAATAGCCGCTAACGCAAGTTCTGCTGGTTCAACTAATTTAGCCATGCCAACTCGCAAAGAGTATAAACAACCAACGTATCCAATAAATACAATACAAAATGCTTTAGGTAATAATACGATGCAACCTGCTAATTTTTCTTTACAACCAGAATCAGATCCGGTAATTAGAGATTTAAACGTTTTATTTAATGATCCATATTATCGTAGAGCCGTTACTTCTACTCCGGGAGATCCGACAGGAAATGCACCTCCTTTAGAAAATATAACCAGACTATTTCAATTTCCGGGTATGCAAGATCCGCAGTTAGGTGAGGACATTGTTAAAAGAGCTTTGTATTTAGGGGAGTTAGTAAATCCTTATTTAAAAGCTGGAGGTACTCCGGGATCTGTTGCAGAAGCTATGGGCAATCAAAATCCTACTAATAACCAACCACAAATAAATCTTATGGATTTAGTAAATCCTTTTCTTGCGGCTTTTA